ATCATTTACAAACCCTAATCCTGATGCTGTTTATTACACGAGTTCATTTAGTGCTTCTTTTACAGGTGAATTTTCGGGTATTTTTTCTGGACCTGGTGGAAACTATGCTAGAACATACGCAGGCGTGTTTATATACACAGGCCTGGCAAGTCCAGCAACTGATTATATAATATCTTTTGCTGGTCCTACACCTTATGAGGGTCCTTTATATACTGCTCCAACCTTCACAGGTAATTACTCTAGTAATTATGTTGGCCCTGACCTCACATCATATTTATCAGCTGCTGAATATGACGGTGTACTTGTTGCGTTAACTAATTACGATGGATTTGATCAAGTAGTATATGCAGGGCTTGAAACACTTTATGCCGGTGTATATACGGGTCCAGGGTCTGAAGTTTTTGATACTACCTATACAGCTAATTTTGATGATACTGTAAATACATACGAGACATCTTATGATACGGTTTTTGCAGGGGATTACGATCTTGGGACAAGCCCTTATGTTGCTGAATTTATAACTACAGTTCCAGAAACTTTTGATGGAACCACATTTATCGGGTTTAATACTTTTTCAACCGCTACTGGATTTACCGGGTTTACAACTTTTACAAACATTGACGGGACTACCTTTTCTGATACATATACTGGTAACTTCACCAGTTCATTTGCAGGGTATCAAAGAAACTATGTTGAAAACCAAGTTGTAAACTATCAAGGACCAGCTACATATAATTTTCCTAATAGCTACATAGGACTGGTCAACTACATATCTCCTGCTAGTTATACAGCCTCTTTTATAGGGTTATATGATGGTAATTTTGAATCCTCTTATATAGCTACGTATACCGGGGATTACGATGTAAGTTATTTAGCTGACTATGTAGCCACATTTACTTCAGACTATACGACCTCCTACTTGTCGGGCTTTACTGAATACGTAGGTACAGTACCGGCTGTTTATGAGGGTGACTCAACACTTGATTATGTTGGTGGGACGCCAGGTTTTGCCAGCTACGATGTCGACTATCAGGCGCTAAACCTCGGACCTCTTTATACAACAGGTTATGTAGGTCCAAGCTTTACTGGGTTTGATAGTACGTTTGTGAGTGAGTTTTCGAACTTATATACAGGCCCCCCGGTGGTAGCCTCAGCAACAGAAACAATTACATCCCTTACACTATGGCGCAGAGTAGCATAAACAATATTAAAATTTTTATGATTGTTATAAACAGACACCCGGTGTCAGAATTTTATTACAACCATTGTATTAAAAGCTGGAATGACGCAGGGTTTAATGTTGAGCGATTTAAAGCATCTACCCCTGACTCTATTGCCCGTACCCCGGATCTTTTTTTTGCAAGTTATAACGATCAGAAAAAATATATGGATTTAAATTTAAGGGTACCTTTTTCTGAGACTGAAAAAGCTTGCTTCACCAGTCACTACCGTCTGTGGCAGAGGTGTTTACTACTTAATGAACCAATATTAATACTTGAACACGATACTGAATTATTCGCACCATCTAATCTTTGGGTCGATGAGTCTTCTAAGTACGGTTTTGTTTCCTTTGATGAGGCTGCCATGGGGTGTTATGTATTATACCCCTGGTTTGCAAAAATCTTAATAGATGCATGTCATAAGAATGATATTTTTTGTGGTCCTTTAGGATTCATAAGAGAAATTGCAAGAAATAATAAGATAATAGATAAAATTGTATATAAAGGTCATAATAGAAGATTTCAAGCAGCCTCCAATCAAGTAATGTCTATCAGTCATGGTAGAACCATAGATCATTATTACATAACAAACCGTCATCTATTCTCTGATGGACACCCAGAACAAGGTCATAATTTTAAGTATATTTAACGAAGCCTAAATATATAAAAACTAGGAGTCATAATGGCTAGCCCAACAACCAGACAAGAGCTTATAGATTATTGCTTAAGAAAGCTTGGTCATCCTGTTATTGAAATAAATGTAGATGATGACCAGTTAGAAGACCGAATTGACGAGGCTTTTCAATATTACCGTGACTTTCATTTTGATGCAATTGAAAAGGTGTATCTCAATGAGCAAATTACCGCAAGCACGGTAGCTATATCGGGTGTTACTGCAGCTTCCTTTATCAATGGTGAGAGAATAACAGGGTTGACATCTGGTGCTACAGCACTCGTGCATGCAAACATTGCATCTAACAGAATGTTTGTAAAGAGTGTTTCAGGTACTTTTTCAGCAAATGAAACAATCAGAGGTTCTACTTCAAGTCATACTGCCACCCTAACGTCTATAACCTTAGGTAACTACGATAACAAATATCTCTCTTTATCTAACGCCGTTATTGGTGTTGAAAGAGTATTACCATTTTCATCTCGTACCCGCGGTATAGATCTCTTCGATACCCGTTATCAGATCTTACTTAACGATTTGTACTCTATACAATCTACCGATATTATTTACTATAATCAAGTACAAACCCAGCTCCAGCTTATTCAAGATGTATTAGTTGGAATTAAACCAGTACGATTTAACAGACATCAAAATAGACTATACATCGATATGGATTGGTCGGAAGATATCAATATTGGTGATTATATTATTGTTGAAGGATTTAGAATACTCGACCCAGATACGTTTACCGATGTCTACAATGATGACTTTCTAAAACGTTATTCAACTGCCTTAATTAAACAGCAGTGGGGTGTTAACCTAAAGAAGTTTGAAGGTGTACAATTACCTGGTGGTGTTACCCTCAACGGTCAGGTGATATACAATGAAGCTACCGAAGAAATACAGAACTTAAAAGAGGAAGTGAAGAATACTTACCAACTTCCAATCGACTTCTTCACTGGTTAACCTAATTCTCAACCGCCCACATATGGATTATACCATCAAAGCAATAGCTAATCAATAAGCAGTTTACCAATGGCCACCAACTTTTATTTTCAATCTGGTATACCTGGCGGTAGATCGTCAGAGCAACTGCTCATGGAAGACCTCATCATTGAGTGTCTGAAGATATATGGCTTTGATCTATACTATCTTCCTCGCAATACCGTTAATCAAGATACGATTTTAACGGAAGATCCGCTTAATAATTTCGAGCACGCATATCCATTAGAAATGTATATGAGTAACGTAAACGGCTTTGAGGGCGAAGGGGATCTACTATCTAAATTTGGGGTAGAGATTAGAGACACAGCAACCTTTATAGTAGCAAGAAGAAGATGGGATGAGATAGTCGGGCGATCGGGTAATGCTCAACTTACTACAAGACCGGCTGAGGGGGATGTGCTTTACTTCCCGCTAACAAAAGCATACTTTCAGATAATGCATGTAGATGCTTTAGATCCGTTCTTTCAAGTAGGTAAACTTTATGTGTATAAACTTCAATGTGAGTTAATGAGATACTCATCCGAGGAGTTTGATACCGGGGTTGCTGAAATAGATGATCTATCTGTAGAGAAGTCACTAGACGTAAATCAATATAACATTCTCCTAGAAGACGGTAGTCGTATTATGTACGAATACTTTGCAGCAGCCTTTATTGTAAACGAAAGTTATTCTATGGATGAAATAATCCCAGGTGCACAAAATGACGTCTTTAGAGATAACATTGACATCTTGGACTTCTCCGAACGTAACCCATTTGGTGAGGTTCTCTAATGTTAAATCAGAAATTTTATTGGGGTACGATTAGAAAGTCCATTATTGCTTTCGGCAATTTGTTTAACAATATTTACATCGATAGAAGAAACGAGTCAGGGGAAGTTGTACAAACCCTTAAAGTTCCTTTATCTTATGCACCAAGAGATAAGTTTATTGCCAGAATACAGGCACAACCTAATTCCTTTGAGCAATCATTCCAAACTTTTCTTCCAAGAATGGGGTTTGAAATGATTGGGATGCAATATGATCCTACACGAAGAATCAGTATTGTACAACAAAATAGAGCAGTAAATAGTACCACAACAACTCTTAATGCCCAGTACGCTCCAACCCCCTATAATGTAGATATTAACTTGTACGTGTATTCAAAAAATCAAGATGATGGGTTACAAATTATTGAACAAATATTACCATATTTTAACCCTGATTTTAACTTAACCCTGAATGCAGTACCTGCGCTGGGTATAAAAAATGATTTACCAGTTTTATTAAATAGTGTTAATTATGATGATCAGTATGAAGATGACTTTACTCAAAGAAGAGCTATTGTATGGACATTAAGTTTTACTCTTAAGCTTAACTTCTTTGGTCCGATTAATAAACAAGGTATTATTAGAACATCCATTGCGAATACTTTTAATAATTCCGAGTTAACTCAACGCATACAGCAATATAATGTTACGGTAGATCCCGGTACTGCATTGCCTGGGGACGATATAGAATTTGTTGAGAATTTTGAGGATTTTTAATGAAGATGGACGAAAATCTCAATAAGGTATTTAATCTGGATACTATGCCAGAGATTAAAAAGCTTGATATGTTACCTATAGTTTCTGTACCTGGGGTGGAGGAGCGAGAAGATGATTTTGATCTCGCGCGCTCAACTATGCGTAATCTTATTAATAAAAACGAAGCAGTCTTGAATGATCTGGTAGATCTAGCCCGTAACTCTGAAAGCGCACGCGTATATGAGGTTGCAGGTCAACTAATAAAAACCCAGGCTGAAATGGCCAAAGATCTTATGACTCTCCACAAACAGAAGAAAGAAGTGGATGGCGATAGATCTGAATCTCAAAATATTAAAACCCAAAATAACATAGTATTTGCAGGATCAACATCTGACCTTTTAAAAATGATTTCGGCTGAAAGGTCTAAGATAATTGATGCAAAATAAAAATTCTTATAATGGTAATCGGTCTCTTAAACAAATTGGTTATGAAATTGAGTATACCGTTGATCAAATCAAAGAAATACTTAAGTGCAAAGACGATCCAATATACTTTATAAAAACCTACTGTAAGATTATATCCTTAGATAGCGAGCAGTTGATACCGTTTGAACTTTACCCCTACCAAGAACGCTTTATACAAACTCTTCAAGATAGTAGAAGAGTCATTAGTATGCAGCCCAGACAGATGGGTAAATCTCAAACAGTAGCAGCCTATGTTCTATGGTATACCCTGTTTAACAATAATAAAACCGTAGCCATTCTTGCTCACAAGTCTGATGCTGCCATGGAGATTTTATCCCGCTATCAATTAATGTATGAGAATACACCAATTTGGATGCAGCAAGGCATAAAGACATGGAACAAGGGTGATGTGGATTTAGAAAACGGCTCATCTGTATTTACCGCTGCTACCTCCTCCGCCGGTATTCGAGGTAAATCTGTTAACTTATTGTATGTTGATGAGGCAGCTATTATACCAAACAGTATTGCAGACCAATTCTTTACATCTGTATACCCGGTTGTTTCTGCAGGTGAAACAACAAAGATTATTCTTACCTCTACCCCGCTAGGGTACAATCACTTCTGGAAGTTCTGGAATGATGCAGAGAATGATATTAATGGTTTCGTACCCTTACGAGTACATTATTTTGAACATCCCAAGCGGGATGAGAAGTGGGCTGCAGAACAAAAAGCATTGCTTGGTGAGATTAAATTTAACCAAGAAGTTTTATGTGCCTTCCTTGGTTCTTCTAATACCTTAATTAATGCAGATACTATTAGTAGGTTATCACCAAAACCATATGAGCATTCTAAAGACAATCTAGACATTATTGAAGCCCCACAAGATAAACATGCCTACTTTATGACAGTGGATACCTCGAGGGGGGTTGGTGGGGATTATTCTGCTTTCACAGTAATTGATACTACACAATATCCATTTTCTATAGTAGCTAAATATAGAGACAATAAAATATCACCTTTATTATTTCCAACCATTATTCATAAAGTTGCAAAGGATTATAATAGCGCAGTAGTTCTTGTTGAAATTAATGACATTGGTCAGCAAGTAGCGGATATTATTCATAATGAACTAGAGTATGAAAATATGATCTGGGTAGGAAGTGATTCAAGATACGGTCAAGTTCTATCTAGTTCGGGAAAATCAGCCACATTAGGTGTAAGAACAACTAAGCAGATAAAACGAATTGGTTGCGCTACACTCAAATCACTGGTTGAAAGTAATAAGTTATTAGTTTTTGATAAAGATATTATATCAGAATTTTCTACCTTTATTGAGCATAACGGTTCATTTGAGGCAGACGAAGGTTATCATGATGATTTAGTAATGACCTTGGTATTATTTGCATGGGCATCAAACGATCTTTTATTTAAAGATTTAATGAATTCAAATAATAGACAGGCCCTTTACAGTCAGCAGATACAAAATATTGAGCAAGAATTAACCCCGTTTGGGTTTATTGATAACGGGATTCCGGATGAATATAGACCTGAAGTTATAGATGGTGATTTATGGTTAACAGATAAGTATCAAAAAGACTTATCAGATTTTTTTAAAGAAAAAGCTTGGTAGTTCAAAGTTCAATAACTATAAATATACCAGTAAAGAGTTTCGTTATTTACGAATAACAGTATAAGGAGAAAAACATGGCATTTCAGCTTTCACCAGGCGTTCTAGTAACAGAGAAAGACCTTACCGCGGTCGTACCTTCCGTTTCTACAACCGCCGGCGGTTTTGCTGGCGCTTTCCAATGGGGACCTGTTGATCAGGTTGTTACAATAGATTCAGAAAATAGTCTAGTTGAAAGATTCGGTAAACCAAATTCTACGGTTTATAAGTCCTTCTTTACTGCGGCTAACTTCTTATCCTACGGTAATAATCTTCAAGTAATCCGCGTTGTGAATCAAGGCACTGCAAAAAACGCTATCGCTAACGCTTCTGCAACAGCGGTTCTAATTAAAAACGAAGATAATTATACTTCAGACTACGTAGACGGTTCTGCCTCTGTTGGAGAATTTGCTGCTAAGTATCCTGGGGCCTTGGGTAACTCCCTTAGAGTATCAATGGCAGATGCAAACACATATGCCACTTGGGGATTTGCATCATTATTTGATGCAGCACCCGGTACTTCCACCTACGTTACTGATTTAGGCGGAAGACATGACGAAGTACACGTTATCGTTATTGACGAAGATGGTCTATGGACTGGTCAGAAAAATACAGTACTCGAAAAATTCCCATTTGCATCAAAAGCAATTGATGCAAAGAAACCAGACGGAACTAATGCATTCTATAGAGATGTAATTAACAACGTATCAAAGTACGTATGGTGGATGGATCACCCAACCGGTGCAAATACTTCTAATGTAATATCTGCTACAGGTTCAAGCTGGGGTACAGCAGCCCAGGGAACTACCTTTGCAAACCTAACCTCCAACGTAACAGTATCTCTATCGCTAGGGGTATCAGCCGATGCACCATCCGATGGTAATATTATGTCTGCTCTTTCAACTTTTTCAAATAGCGAGTTGTACGATGTTTCTTTGATTCCGTTAGGAGATGCCTCTACCACCGTTGCTATACATGCAATTAACTCAGTAGCAGAAATAAGAAAAGACGCTATAGTCTTTATATCACCAGATCAAGCCTCTGTTGTAGACAACATTGGTACTGAAGCTACTGACGTGGTTACCTACCGTGAAGCGCTACCATCCTCATCGTATGCAGTAATGGATACAGGTTGGAAATATCAATATGACCGATATAACGATGTATACCGCTACATACCATTGAATGGTGATACAGCCGGTCTTGCAGTTCGTACAGACCTTGTAGCTGATCCATGGTTCTCACCAGCTGGTTTTAATCGCGGTCAAATTAAGAATGTTGTTAAGCTTGCTTATTCACCAAATGCAACAGATCGTGATACTCTATATAAGAAAGGTGTTAACTCTGTAGTTACTTTCCCTGGTCAGGGTACCGTTCTATTCGGTGACAAGACTCTTCTGTCAAAGCCATCTGCTTTTGATAGAATTAATGTTCGCCGTCTATTCATTGTTCTTGAAAAAGCCATCGCAACAGCCGCTAAGTTTCAATTGTTTGAATTTAACGATGGGTTTACTCGCGCACAATTTAGAAACTTAGTTGAGCCGTTCTTACGAGATGTACAAGGCCGTCGCGGTATTACCGACTTTAAAGTTGTTTGTGATGAAACAAACAATACCGGGGAGATAATCGATCGCAACGAATTTGTTGCAGACATCTTCGTTAAACCAGCTCGTTCAATTAACTTTATTCAACTGAACTTCGTTGCAACACGCACCGGAATTTCTTTTGAAGAAGTTGGCGCTTAATCCAGGGAGAGAATAAATGACAACATTTAACGTAGAGCGTTTTAAATCCGCGCTTACCAACGGTGGAGCTCGCCCTAATCAATTTGCAGTTCAGCTATCCTACCCAACCTATGTTGGTGGGGCTTCTCTTGCAGTTGCGCGATCACCATTCTTAGTTAACATTGCTGAGTTACCTGGTCAAACAGTTAACCCAGCTATTGTTCAGTACAGAGGCCGGGAAGTAAAATTTGCAGGCGACCGTATTTTTGCACCATATACAATTACAGTGTTAAACGACGCTGAAATGTCCATTAGAAATGCTATGGAGCAATGGATGGGTGGTATGGAAGATAATGCCGCTAAATTTGGACGTTTACAGCCTTCAGAATATCAGCGCGATATGGATATATTCCAACTAGATCGCAACGGTAATATTCTTAAGTCCTATAAACTAGTTAATGGGTTCCCTGTAGATCTTTCTCCTGTTGCACTAGACTTTGGTGCTAATGATCAGATCTCCCAGTTCACAGTAACCTTCCAATACCAGCATTTTACAACATCTAGCAACCCTCTCGGGTCTATAGTGAACTTTGGTGGTATTTTTAACTAACGTGAGCGGTATATAATGGCTATTAGCATATTTGGGTTTACACTTGGGCGTGATGATAAGCAACCGGAGTTAAAGAGACAATCTTTTATTACCCCGGTTGCTGAGGATGGGGCCTCCACCGTACAGGCTGGAGGTTATTATGGTACCTATGTAGATATCGATGCATCAGCTCGGAATGAATCTGAGCTGATTACTCGATACAGGGAAATTTCCAATTACCCCGATTGCGATAATGCTATTGAAGAGATTGTTACAGATGCTATTGCAGCCGTAGATAGTGAAGCACCTGTACAAATTAATTTAGATGATCTCAAGCTGTCCAATAGCATTAAGAGTTCTATTAGAGATGAGTTTGACGAGATCTTATCTCTATTAGATTTTAAAGATAAAGCTCACGATATTTTTAGACGCTGGTATGTAGATGGTCGAGTTTACT